GGTTACGCGGCCGCGAAAATTGGCTAGAGCCAGCGCGTCTATAGTTCCTTCCATGAAACAATGCTTGGACTGCTTCAAGAGTTTTTATGTAAAGACTAAAGAGATTCGGTGCGAACCTTGTCGAGAAATTCACAAGGCCAGAAAGAAAAAAGAAAAGTATTCTCGAAGTTATCAGAAGCATCGAGAGCAGCGGATCGCTAAACAGAAAGAGCGGATGGCGCGTCTTAAGGCTCTTGGTGTCGCAACCGAATTAAATCGTAAATATAGAAAGACACAGAGGCTAAAGTATTTATCACTCGGGCTTACTATTAATGGAACCGAGCGCATACGCAAAGTTAATTTGCAAGCGACGAAAGAAAGTAAATTAAAATTAAGAGTCGCAAAGTGGCGTAGGGAATGGTTGAGAAACAATGCTCCCGATCCTTGCGTAGCGGCATGGTATCAAGCAACAGATAAACCGTGGAACAATCCACGCATAAATTCTAGTGAGAAATTTCGAGTTCGCTATAACTGCGATGACGTTTTTAGAGCAAGAGAAATTCTCAAGTCCCAAACTCGAAAGAAGACTCGGGCTAGAAGGATTGAATTGCAGTCTGATGGAACATTGACGGGGCAATCGCTCGGCGAGTTATTCGCAGATGCTAAATTTTGCGCCTATTGCATGGAACCATTTGAGAACTCTAAAGATAAGACGTTAGATCACGTTGATCCGTTATATCTTGGCGGGAAACATTCGCTAGACAATTCAGTTATCGCTTGCGTGTCGTGTAATTCTTCAAAAGGGAAAAAGAGTCTAATCGCATGGCTAATCGCGGCGCAGCAGACGTTGAACTCACGAAGTTAAATCAGCAGCAGATTGCTTTTATCTGCGGTGTAACTTCGCGCAGCATTCGCGACTGGGCCGACGCGCCACGCAATGCCGATGGGACATACAACGCGCAAGAGTTCGTCGCGTGGTTTTTGCAACGATCCTCTGGCGGCAACGGAGAGCGCGAGCATAACAATCAGCGCGAAAGACTCGCAGCCGCGCAAGCCGAAAAAGTCGAAACCGAAAATCGAGTGCGACGCGGAGAGTTGGCCGACACAAAACAAATGATTGAGATGTGGTCGGGAGTGCTCGCTGCGGTTCGTGCGAAACTTCTCTCGATGCCTACCAAACTAGGGCCACAACTTGTCAACACAGCAGAGCCAGCAATCATCGTCGGCAGAATTAGAGCAGAAGTCTATTCAGCCCTTGATGAACTTGCCGCAGATTCGACAGAGGTTAGTGTCGATTCTCAAGCCGCCACCGAAATTGACGGTGAGCCAGTGGGCCGATCAATACCGGAGACTGTCTAGCGAGGCATCCGCCGAGCCCGGCGTATGGCGCACATCTCGGGCACCGTATCAGCGCGGCATCATGGATGCCGTCACGGATGAAACGGTCAAAGAGGTCTGGATTCAGAAATCCGCACAGGTAGGCTGGACGGAGATCCTAAACAACGTCATCGGGTATCACGTTCACCAAGACCCCGCTCCGATGCTGCTCGTGCAGCCGACGCTAGAGATGGCCGAGTCGTGGAGCAAGGACAGATTCGCACCGATGGTGCGGGACACGCCAGCACTCGCCGAGCGGATCGCAGACCCCAAGGCACGCGACAGCGGCAACACGCTGCTGCACAAGAAGTTCACCGGCGGGCATCTGACGGTGGCCGGAGCGAACAGCCCATCGGGCCTAGCCTCGCGGCCGATTCGGATCGTGCTATTCGATGAGGTAGACAGGTATCCGTCCAGCGCGGGCACAGAGGGCGATCCGATCTCGCTGGGCCGTAAGCGAACGGCTACGTTTTGGAGTCGCAAAGTCTTGGCAGGATCGACCCCGACGATTAAAGGATCGAGCCGCATTGAGGCCGGTTTCGAGTCGGGCGATCAGCGGTTCTACTATGTGCCATGCCCGCACTGCGGCGAGTTCCAGCGGCTCGTGTGGGCACAGGTTAAATGGCCGGAAGGCCAGCCAGAGTTGGCCGAGTACGTCTGTGTGGCGTGCGGTGCAATGCTGACCGAGGCGGACAAGGCGGAGATGCTACAGGCTGGCGAGTGGCGCGGGAGCAAGCCATTCTCGGGTATCGCATCGTTCCACATAAGCGAGTTGTACTCTCCGTGGTCTACATGGGCGGAGATGGCGGTCGCGTTCATTCAAGCAAAAAGGTTTCCCGAAACGCTGCAAACGTGGATTAACACGGCGCTTGGGGAAACCTACGAGGAACGCGGCGAACAGGTGGAGACGGTAGGACTCGCGCAGCGGCGCGAACCATACACCGCACAGAGCATCCCACAACAGGTGCTGATGCTCACGGCTGGCGTAGACGTACAGGACGACCGGCTAGAGATAACCATCGTCGGCTTCGGCAAGGAAGAGGAGACATGGATTGTCGAGCACGGCGTACTGCGCGGCGATCCCGGCTCGGATTCGCTGTGGCACGATCTCGACGGATACATGGCTCGCAAACGCGAGACCGAGGACGGACGACCGCTACTGATCGAGGCACAGGCTATCGACTCGGGCGGTCACTTTACGCAACAAGTCTATGCCTACTGCGCTAAACGCAAAGCGCGGCGCGTGTGGGCGATCAAGGGAGCCGGTGGCTTCGGTCGGTTGATCTGGCCGAAGTCAGCGGGACGGGCAGGGAAAACCTCGGCGCAGGTTTTTATAGTCGGTGTTGATACAGCCAAAGACGTGCTGTACGGGCGCATGAAGCGCGTACACCAACCGGGGGCGGGATACATTCATTTTCCCGTTTCGGTCGATGAGGTCTACTTTGACCAGTTGACCGCCGAGACATTGATCTATCGCATGGTGCAGGGGCGGCGCGTGCGGTCTTATAAGCCGCGCTCCTCGGGCAGTCGCACGGAAGCCCTCGACTGCTTGGTCTACGCCTACGCAGCGTTCATAGGGCGCAACGGGCCGATGATATTGCCGAACCGCAAGGTCGAACCAGTTACCGAAACGCAAGTCACAGTACAACCGCAAAAACCACAACGTCGCCCCGTGCCTTCTCGCGGCGGGTGGATGAACGGATGGAGATAACGCATGGCCGATAAAAAAATCAGCGCACTGACATCGCTCGCCCAAGGAGACGTAGCCGCATCAACGGACGTGCTCCCGATTGTGGACACGAGCGCAACGGAGACAAAAAAGATCACCGCCAGCGCACTCGTCGGCGCAGGAATGACTGCGGGCGTGACCAACGTCGATATCAATAGCGGCAGCATCGACGGCACAACCATCGGCGCAAACTCCGCCGCAGCGGGCACGTTCACTAACCTTACGGCATCGGGCACGGTGTCCTTTAGCGGCGCGACAGTCTCGAACGGCGGCGCGGTCACCACGATTGACATCAACGGCGGCACCATCGATGCCACAAGCATCGGCGCGAGCAGCGCATCGACCGGCGCGTTCACTACACTTACCACCTCCTCGACCGTAACGCTCAACGGCGGCACCGCCAACGGCGTGTTGTATCTGAACGGCAGCAAGGTGGCGACGAGTGGGAGTGCGCTAACGTTTGATGGAAGTTACTTTACAGCGGCTTCCGGAACCGGAACTTTTCTTGCTGACATTGTTCAAGTAAGTGGCACCGCGACAAAAGTAAATGCCAACGGTGTCGGTCTTGAGTTTCGTGGCGGTCCAAACCCAAACATTACATCGTACAGCCGTGTAGGGTCTGCTTATCTCCCGATGACGTTGGATACATCGGCAAGCATTTTCTCTATTTCCGGCACCGAAGGCTTCCGCCTCACCTCCACCACGCTCTACACAGCGTCGGGGATTAACGTCGGCATCGGGACGAGTTCGCCTACTTATAAACTAGATGTCCAATCTGCGACTTCTGTTATTCAAAATAAATCAACTACCGGCACAAACGCTTCGTATTACATCGCGAATAATACAGGTGGCGATTTTTACATCGGGCGGGATAACAGCACAGGCGCAACTTTTGGAACAAATACGGGGTATACCTCCGTACTATGGTCTGCTGGGTTGTATCCGATGACGTTCCACACGAACGGTATTGAGAGACTTCGCATAAGCGACACCGGCAACCTCGGCTTGGGCGTCACGCCGAGTGGGTGGAGTTCTGGCGGCAACATAACTTTAGCCGATAACAAAGCAATCGGCGCTGCTGGTCAATATTTGAACCTATCGACAAACTGGTATTACAGCGGCGGAGATAAGTACGTCGGAAATGGCTACGCTACTTTGTACTACCAGCAAGTAGGGGCTCACAAATGGTACACCGCTCCAAATAACACAAGCGGCGCAGGCGCCACGCTTGCTTGGACGACGGCGATGACGCTGGATGCGAGTGGCAACCTCGGCATTGGGACGAGTTCGCCAAACATCGGTGGCGTTAACAAAGCAATTACTGTTAATTCGGCAACAAGCACAAATTGTTCTTACGAGTTATCTGTTAACAATGTTCTACAAGGGTCTTTATTTACAGGTATTTCAACTTCTTCCGTTGCTTTATATACCGTTGCTAACGGTCCGCTACTTTTTGGCACCAACAACACCGAACGCGCCCGCATCACGAGCGGGGGGGATTTTTTGTTTGGTGTAACGGCATTTGCCAATAACAAACTTTGCGTTGCAATTCGCGGAGAAACAACTGGAGCAACGGATGAGTCTATAAGATGCGCTGTTCCATCAACTTCCAGCACTTTGCAAATTGGTTTTTATAACTCCAATGGTCGAGTTGGTTCAGTAAGTACCGATGGTTCCAATACGGCTTTTAATACATCGTCGGACAGACGATTGAAAGAAAACATCTGTCTTGCAGATGAAGCCGGAAACGTCATTGATAGCATTGAAGTTGTCAAGCATGACTGGAAAGTTGGTGGGCATACGCGATACGGTGTTATTGCTCAAGACTTACATAAAGTTGCTCCAGAAGCCGTAACTCCAGGAGATAACGGTGAAAAAGTTGAACGTGCTTGGGGCGTGGATTACAGCAAACTTGTCCC